GAACGAATTCATAGTTATTATGTATTCATTGTAAGGATTTTAGTATGATCTAAATCATATTCATCATTTTAAATTGCAGTAAAGCAGATCCAAACGGATTGTGCAATACAGGTTAAAGTACCGGCAGCACCAGTTGCTTCCAGCGAAAGATTAACGACACCTGAGGATGAGTTGATAGCAGTAACATAATCACAATCAAGTGTTATGTATCCGCCAGCCAAAGAGGTATAATTTATGTAACCAGACGATCCGGTAGTAAGAGGAGTTCCATTAACTGAAATTCCAATACCTGCCAAGAAAGTCTCGTTACTAGTATCCTTAAAAGTGGCTCTCCCTTGAATCCGCCATAAACCTGTTAGACAAGTAAAATCTGTGGTATTAGCAGCTAACGTCACTCCAACCGCATTCCCCGTAGGGTTTTGGTTGAATGCAGCACTAGCTGTTACTCCAGTAGACAAACTTTGCGCATTTGAATTATACCAAATGGCAACAGTAGACGATTTCAAACCTTGATTATTAATCAAGATTGGAGCTTTCAAATCAACGACATAGTCGACAAATAATTTACCAATAGCACCGGTGCCGGATTGGTTATTTGTGCAAACAAACAAATTACCGACATCATAGTTCTTAATATCACCAGGCATTGAAGCCACTCTAACATAATTGTAGGGGTGAACACTATGCAACGATTTAACACTAACGTTATAATTTAATCTCTCCCAACAGCTAGTCGCTACGGCACCTTCATGGTCCACAGCTTGATTCTCTGTTGTCGGAGGTTGATTAGAAGCATCAGTATCAACAATTAACATAATATCACCTGCAGTTGCTGTCGAAACAACCGGCACCCAGCGAAATGTGAGTTTACAAAATCGGTATTGAGTAAAGAGCGCAGCCAATGAAGAAAGTCTAGGAAACAAATTCGAATTTCCAGGATTTAAAGCATACGACTGTGCCACTTGGAAAGAAGTGTTACCGGAAATTGATCCAGTAACAAGTTCAGATCCAGAGTGCCGAGTAATATCCGGTCCTACCTTACTGACCTTGTCAGGTGTAGTTTTATAACTAGAGCCAAAAGCCACAGGAGCTAATTGAGCCTGGGAGTCCCTCTTCTCAGATTTTGTCTGAGTCGAAACCATCCCAACCTTCATTTTCTTCTTACGTGGCTTGGCATTTATTTGAGTGCCTTTATCATCCATAAAGATATAGTCTATCTCCTTGGTTTGGGGTTGAGTTCTTAAAGAAGCTTTCTTAGTTGGACCGGGATTAGTCTCGACACCAACTAGGGGAGGTGCAGGAATTTGATTAGATTCATAATATGGGCGGTTGTTCTCAACCCAAATATTATGCTCCTTGATCCTTTTCTGTTCTCCATGACGACCAGAAATGACGTCATAAGCTCCACTAAGAGCTAGTCCTAAAACAGGTGAAACCAGGCGACCGGGTAATCCGATCACCTGGCGTAGACCATTTTCTATAATGGCCCGTGCACCAATATCGCGACGATCAAACATTTCTTGTCGAAATGCGTTGTCTCGCTCTTGCAAATAATGCTCTATCATGTAGTATGGGATGCCCGACATGTGGCGGGGACTATACATCTGTGCTTAACCATAGAGTAATTCTATGGAAGTGCCGTGTAGTCTCTTGACCATTTGTTTGGTACGGAATTATTAAGAATTAAAATAAATTAACTCACCGTTTTGGACTATTACAAACACAAACCCCATCCAGCAGTTTCTACTCTTGCTGAGGAGTTGCGAGAATTCTTCCAAGGTCCTTTGCAAAATTAATAGTGTTAACCACTACCTTTTGCATAGGTGTTTCCTTGAAACTCGCCATGTGTGATTTTAACCTGTTTAACGGAGGACAAATAGGTAAGCCTGTCGAAAAGACTTGGGCAGACCAATAAAGAAGGAGCTTTCTCATAGAGATAGGCTTCAATCTCGAATGTCGAGGACCACGCACCACACGGGTTCCGAGTTTAGGTTGTAATGATTTGACAGAGACCTGAAAAGCATAAGCTATTCGGGCCAGCCAAGGATCATCAGCAACTCGATACTCGTGTTCCCGAGGTACGTAGTCTCCGATTACATATTTGTAGTTGCACAAAGCCCCTGCGTATTGAGCAGTTGGTAATGAGAATCCGGTGTTACGGTAAAGACTAATTGAAGGATCGTTAACCATGCGAGCCGCCATGACCCTTTGGGGTCTAGTGACACGAGGTAACTCTCCATTAATTAAATCTATACCATAACCACCAAGATGGGCAGGAATGCGCCAGTTAGGCACAAACTTACCCCTCCAATCCTCAGACCAGCGACTTAACGCTTGAGGTATAACACAAGCCGACTTTGGATAAAGTCGAACCATCTTATTCAATTCATTCGCTATAGCAGTCGGAGTTGCAAATGTTTCTCCTTCTACTCTGGGTTTCCCCACTAATAGCTTTTGGTTAAGATAACCACACCGTTCCAAGGAGTTGTTCTTCACTTGGAATAGTTGAGAGTTAATCATAGCCATATGTTTTGACTGATAGTTCTTACCAGCCGATAACTTAAAACCAGCATCAGATGCCGCCTTATAGAAGTATTCCCCGAAATCATCAGGACACATGAAAAACATGTCGTCCCCATTGACAAGGAGATTCTTTCTCATAAGATAGACAAGCTGACGTCTGTCATAGGTTAAAGGTCCGGATTTGTACCAAAGTTCGGTCGCATAATAATGTACCGCTGTATTGATAACACAGAGTAACGGGAAACTTAATTCGTGACCCATCAATTGCCCTTCGACAATTGGTACTGGTGTATCATCTCCAGGATAAAAGGCACGATTCCATGCCATAGAGGCTAAACCAACTTCATAATCTGGATCCAACCCCTCTAACACTTTGTAAGCTGTTAAG